CTGTGCCGGAAATGGTATAGAACGCATTGCTACTTGATGAATGAATATCGCTGACTACAAAGTCTGAACGCTGAGAAACCTTGTCATCAGAATACATGGCTGGATTATCTGTAAAGCGCAAATCAAGTGATGTCGGAATGCGTCCTATGTAGTCGAAGGAATTAGAATATCGTATTGTATCGCCGGCAGCAATAGCGACAATATAGCTGGGCGAAGAATATAGTCCGTGGCCCTCTTCGTCCAAACAATTGACATTTATTGTAGAACCATCAAAGGTTTTGGAACTTTTGTTCGTTGCTTCAGCACTGTAAAAAACATAAACATGGCCGTTTTCAGAATACCAGGAACCACCTAAAAGCTTGACGGATGTTTGACCCGGGGTCCAGTCACCGCCAGATATAGTTCCTGAAGGACCGTCACCGCTGCATCCAGTTAGAAGTATGAGAAAAATTGTAATGGAAAGGGCAACAGAAAGAAATATCTTTTTCATGTGTGATTCCTCCATCATATACGACTTAACCGCTTTGGTCCAGACCAAGGCGGTTATTTTTTATGCTTCCTTTGCAGCCACGCCATGCGCAGCAGCTTTTTTATAACGTCCGGTGAGAACCAGATCCTCTACATAGTCCAGTGCCTTGGTCTGGCCCTCTTCGTTCAGTTGGTCGAAGTTGTCCAGCAGGGCAGTCTGGGCGGGGGTAAGCTGGATTTTACCGCTTACGGTATCATCAGACAAATCATCGAGAGTATACCCCATGCAGTGAACCACGGCGGAAACGGTGGACAACTGAGGATCTTTTGTCTGGCCTGCAAAAAGTTTGTTCAAGGTGCCTTTAGGCACACCAGATGCTTCTGAAATCTGCTCAATCGTCATACCGCTGTTCTTTTTAATACGGTTTAAGTTGTCGAGCCACATGGTAAAAATCTCCTTTCTGAATCTTTAACCCTATTATAAGAAAAAGAAACTGCCCCGTCAATAATAAATTACCGAATAAGATAAAAATATTCTGAAAGAGGGTTGACTTTTACCTTTAATGGATGTACAATCAAGCCGTAAATTACCGTTAAAGGTAAAATCGAAATGAAACGGAGGATTTGCAATGGACAATTTGAAAGCTGAGATGCAACGGAACGGCCTAACGGTAAAAGACATTATGAGCGCGATTGGATGCTCAGAGAAAACCGCCCGGAACAAGATCAACGGGGAGACGGATTTTACATATCCGGAAGCTGAAAAGGTTCGGAACGTCCTTTTCCCGGGGCTGAGGATGGAATATCTCTTTTGCCAGCGCCGTACCCAGCCCACCGACCCGAAAAAGAGCGAATGAAAGGAAGAAAAGCATGGGATACGAAGAAATTATGGCGGCCATCAAGGACATCAATGGCCCGTGGAGCAATGCAGCCTGTAGGGGCTACTGCCGGATGGCGATGAAAAGTGCCGGCGTAGACGAGAAAACCCAGAACGATGTGCTGCGGGAGCTGCATTTTTGCATGGACACAGTCAGCGTAGAAGAGGCAGCGAGGGAGGGCTAAGATGGACCGTTATATGATCGTGATCCCGGCGAAGAACCGGGCATTCAACATGAAGTGTGATGATGGTGACAGCATGAAGCTGGAGACCCTGCAGAAGCTGGTGGGCGGGCCGATCGAGCCGGTGCCCGCCTTGCTGAGCGCCGAGTGGGCGCGGGAGAAGAACGTGGACGGCATTCTGCTGCTGGTGAACGAGGAAGGGCTGATGAAGGAGCGCCCCCTGACGAACCAGCGCGCCAGTGAGATGACGGCGGCAGAGCTGGTGGGCCCGGCAGTCGTGGCCGCAAAGCGCGGCGATGAACTGATCGGCTTTGCAAAGCCTGTGGTGGAGACCATCTGCGCCGAGTGGCTGTGAGGTGCTGCCATGGGCCGAAAGCAGAAACTGCCCTTTGAGCACTGGCAAATTATTGAATTGCTGCACATCACACAGGATTTTTACTCAAAACCAGAGAATGAGGCTGCATTTCAGGAATGGAAGGCGGCCAGAGATGCGAGAAAAGCAAAAAGGCCCGCCGGTGCGGGAACACCGACGAGCCAACCAGGGTGATGGTTTGACAACACATCACCAGAAGTTTAACACAGAGTTGGAGGATTTGCAAATGAAAAAGAAGATCACGGGCAGCGTGCTGAGCGCCGGTGCCATTGTGCTGGGACTGGCTGCAGCAGGCTGCGGCGGGGCCATTGAGAACGCGGCCGACGGCTGGGCAATGCTGGGCTACACGCTGCTGGCCATCGTGCTGGGGTGTGCAGCCCTGGCGCTGGCCGGGCTGGGCCTGGTGGCGGAACAGCGGAAGGAGCCGCAGAAGATCCACAAGGTGCCGGAGAACACGGTGAAGAAAGCCGTCTGCGGCAGAAAGGCGGGGTAAGGATGAAAATCACGATTTACAGAAATGGAAACGATAGCGGTCTGAGCATTGAGGATGGCGAGAGTGCAGCGGATGTTACACGGGTGATCATGCAGTCGGCAGTAAGTTTTGTTGTCAGCAGCGTGCCCAGTGACTTGAACAACGCCCAGAAAGAGGAGACCGTTTGGACTTTTGCAAAGGTCGCTGAACTGGAAATGCGGTTGGCACTGAGCCATAAACCGGTGACGGGCCATTTTGAGGGGAAAGAAGCTGCTTTTATGGAAGAGCTGATGAAACGGGCGATGGAGGACAAGCAGAAATGACGCTGGAAGATTACAAGAACATCCTGCGGACGGGAACGCCCAGCGACCGGGCGCGGGCCATTGCCGAGGCCGGGAACGACAGGAGCCTGACCGACGAGGAGTTCCACGAGCTGACGGCCATGATCAAGGGCGTTGTGCGGCCCGGGCGGCGGAAGATGACCCCGGACGAGGCAAAGCTCTGGGCGGAGGTGAGCCGGATCAACACCCGGTTGAAGGACGAGATGGTGAACGCGGGCTTTGCCGTGCGTGCCCTGCCCGGCGACCTGCAGGAGGATGCAATCAACGTTCTTTCCCGCACGGTGAGCGGGATGCTGGGCGACCTGACCGCCATGATGGCCGAGACCGGGGAACCCTGATGGATAAGACCCAGTGTGTACATGTATTTGAGATCACCCGGAGCCGGTGCCTGGCATGTGCAGGCCGGAACCGGGCGTGCGGGGAATATGAAGAACGGAGAAGTTACCATGAAAACAAAGATGAGCCTTTCGGCAGAGATGGACCTGACCCAGGACAGCGTGGTGCAGCTGACCTGCTGGTGCGGGCAGATCGCCTTACATGAGCTGTGGGGGCTGGGCCGCACCCGGCTTGACCGGATCACCAGACGGAAGGAGCTGCTGGGCAGCCAGAGCCTGGCTGTGGTGATGCAGCCGGACAAGAACGGGATGCCCCAGACGGAGAAGGCCCGGCGGCTGCGGGCGGAGGCGATCCCCAAGGGCGCGCCGACGGAATTCCGGGTGCCTGTGTTGCGGACACCCCGCACCCGGCGGGAGCAGCAGCTGAAAATGGTGGGCGACCGGGCGGCGACCATGGCCTGGCAGCTGATGGCGCTGGCCTGTGTGCAGGAGCTGGGGTTTGGAGCCGAACGGCTGAACCGGCTGTATGCAGAGATGCGCCACAACTACGAGCAGCTGAATGAGTGGGGCAAGACGGACGGGCTGGACGTGGCCATGGAAAAGCTGCGGCGCTGCGCCTGCGATGCCTTGCAGACTGAGGACATCGTGGTGGAGAACGTGGACGATGAAAAGACAGTGCAGACCCTGAGCCGAAGCTATAAGGAGCAGGAAACGGAGTTTCTGAAGCGGGCTGTGATGATGGCAGCGGGCCGCAATGCCTGCCGCCAGAGCCTGAATGTGCTGAACGAAGAGAGTGTCCGGCAGAAATGTGCGGATGCCATGGCAGCGGCCATGGCTCCGGCGGGAAGGAGGAGATTATAGGATGCAGAGTGGATGCAGATGGGTATACACCCTGATGGACTGGGACACCGGCGAGGTGGTGGCCAAGGGCACCAGCGTGGAGCTGGTGGAGCAGGGATATTTTCCAGATGTGAACAAGCTGAGCAGCGTTTGGAATAATCTGGAAAAGTGCAAAAACCCCAGCCCGAAGAACTACCGATGGAAAATGGAGCGGAAGAGCACAAAGGACGACCGGGTGGAGAGGGCCCGGGCAGAGGGCCTGAGCGCGGACGAGCGGGCCGAGACCCGGATGGTGCGGGTGTACAGCTGCTACGGTGCGGACGGCACCCTGCTGGGCAAGGGCACGGCGGCAGAGCTGAAGGACAAGGGATTGTTTGGCAGCGAGGGCACAGTGCACGAGTGCTACCGCAAGCGGGGCGGCGTGTACAAGCCCGGCGGCGTTACGCGGATGGA